TTTCCGCCAGGCTCGCGAGCATCGGATTGATGGTCGCGGCGACTTCCCCGGTCGACAGCGTCACGCGAAAGCGCAGGACTTTCGGATTCTTCGTCGGCGCTGAGTCGATGCGTTCGATCAGCACGAAGCCCTCAGGCACCGCTGGCGGCGGCTGGGGATGGCCATCCGCTTCATACGTGGCCGGCAGGGGCGGCGGCGCGGGCACGGTCGCATAGCCGCCCATCGCCGACTTGCTCTCCGCGCGGTCGGCCTGGTCCATCTCCTCTTTCGCATAGAGCCCCGCGAGCTGCCGCGGGAACCCTTTCCGTAGCGCCAGCGCCTCAGCACATTTGCTCAACATCGTGTGCGGCATCTTCAACCACATGAAGTCCTGGTCCGGTTTGTATTCACTCCAGCGGGCCGTGGCCGTGAACGCGCACCGCTGCCCTTGCACCAGGCGATAGACCGTCACCGTCGCCGCGAACGGGGGGCCACCCGGTACGGCGGTCGAGGGCGGGCTCATGTTGAAGTAGGCATCGTCGCTGCCCGCGTACTCGCCGGTTTCCGCGGCGCGAATCCGCATGAAGTCAATGCTCGTGACCGGCGTGTACTTGCCGCCGCGCTTCGTGAAGTGGACGAGCTTGTCAAGGGGATGCACGCCTTGCCGCGCGCAGTCGAACAAATACAACTTGAGTTCGTCAGCCGTCGCGCCGTGGGCGACCGTGCGCTTGATGAGATCGAGTTGATCGGCGGTGACGGTTTGCGCTTGCAGGTCAGTCGGCATGATCGACCTCCGCTTTGAGTTGCTCCCATCCGACCCACTCGGCCACCGGCGTCTCGAGGGCGCGGCGAGCATCGGCCACGTCCGCGCGCAGTTCGGCCACGGCCTCACGGAGGTTGCGGCGCGTCTCGGCGAGCGTGGCCCCTTGCGCGTTCGCGCCGGGGAGTTCCACGACCCAGCCGATGAAGCCTTCGGGCACGGACTTGTACAGGAAGGTCAAGATCGCCATTCGTTCCTCCTATGCCCGCCGCCGGCCGAAGGTCAGCTCGCGGTTCCATTCGCCGCGCAAATACCGGTCGACGAGATCAGCGCGGTAGCGGGCGCGTCGCCCGAGCCGGGGCCGGAGCTCTTCGAGAAACGGGAGCCGGCCGGTGCGCTTGAGCGTGGTAAAGGTCGTCTTCGGCATCTGCAACTTCTCGAGCAACTCAGGGACGGTGTAGCAGCGGACCTCAGACATCGGGACACCTCCGAAACAGGCACACTCAGGCCACGAGCCCACGACGCTTCGCGGCCTCCCAGGTAAAGCTCTCAATCGGAATCTGGGCATACGCGGCGAGGCGAATCCGCAGGCTCAGGCGCGGGATGGCGCCGGCCAGGATGCGCGAAATCTGCGCTTGGCTGACGCCAAGCTGCTGCGCGATCTGGGCTTGGGTATCGCCGGTTTTCGCCATGTAGGTGGCCAGGTCGGGGTAACGGGTCGACGGCGGCCGGCGGCGCGGAGCCAGTTTAGCCATACGAGAAGAGTTTATACGTTTTCAGGTGTGGCCTTGTCAACACACATACGTTTAACGTATAGTGCGTGCATGGATGAGGAGCAACCAGCTATCCTCGATGGCGTGCCAACGTTGGATCAGCAGGTGCGCGACCGCATCAGGATGTGGGTGCAGTCCACCGGCGTGAAGCAGACGCAACTCGCGGAGCGCATCGGCCGGAACCAGCCGTGGGTCACGCGGTACTTGAAGGGCGAGTTCAACGCGGACCTCGACACGCTGCAGAAGATCGCGCAGGCGTTCGGGCACACCCTCGCCGCCTTAGTGGACCAGCCGCGCGATCCGCTCGATGCCAAGATGCTGGAGGAGTTCCATGCGGCGCCCCTCCGTCTGCGACTCAGCGTGATCGAGATGTTAAAGGTGGTGCGGGTGACGCGCGCCTCAAAGATCCAGGCACCACCCACACAGGACGAGTAGCGCCGCGGGCACCACCGCGAGCGACTCGATCACGGCCGTGAGCATGCCCAAGACCCGGTCACGGACCAGCGCCGGCACACGACGAAACAGACGCACGAGATGTAGTTCTTCAAGGGAGAGCGGACCGAGATCGAAGGTCGACGACGGCGGACGCAACGCCATGATGGTCCCCTTTGTGAACGCACAACGACGCCACCAACGATGAGGCGGCGCGCCGCCGGGAGGGAAGCGCGCCATGCGAAACACGTATACTACCCGACCGTGTCAGACGGACGCTATAGGAGATTTGCCGACATGACGAGAGCCGATATTGAACAGATGCTCCAGGAGCTGGCGACGACCACGCGGTACTTGCAGGCGAGCAGCGTGCTGATGCGCGAGGCGGCGGAACACATGGTGACGGTGAGCGACCACCTGCAGGAGATCGGCGTCCGCACCGAAGCCGCCATCACGGCCGGCTTGACGCACTTGCACGGCGAGGATGAAGGGACGGAATCGTCATGACGCGCGCCGAGATTCGCGCGGCGATGCACGCGATCCTAAACAGTCACGATGAAGCACTCTCCGCGATCCGCGCCGCGAACGAACAGATGCAGGCGGGCAATCGCGCAAACCAAGACGCCATCAATCGGCACGACGATGCCATCGTCAGTGCCATCGAAGCCAACCGCGCCGCGCTGCGGTTGCTGAACCGGTTGGAAGAGGAAGGCGTGGAGGGTCCATCCTAATGGCGCGCAAGCTCAAAGGCATTCGGCGACGGGGCAATACGTGGCGTGTGTATGTCCGGGTGAAGGGGCATCCACTCTTCACGAAGACGTTTGACGGCTCGACGCCGCTCGAGCAGATGCAGGCGTGGCGCGAAGAACAGAAGGGCCGGTATCGCGAGCGTCCGACCGAGGCCGGGTCGTTCGCCGATCAGGTCCGCGCGTACCTCGCGCAGAACCAATCGAAGGCGTCCGTCAACCAAGCCACGGCCCACCTCGAGCTCTGGCTCCAGGCCCTCGGCCGGGACCGCCCGCCGCTCAGTATCACGACGCGGGAGATCAACCTCGTCCTCGATGGCTGGCTCCAGACGCTGGCACCGGGCACCGTCCGCAAGCGGCGGATGTGGCTGCGTCAATTCTTCCTGTTCGTGACGGGGAAGGACGGCGGCCCGTGTCAGGCCGCGATCAATCCGCAGGAACCGAAGGCCGGCGCCCGCGGCATTGACTACGCCGTGATCGAGAAGGCCCTCGCCAGTATGCCCGTCCGACACTCCGTCAAGGCCGGGACCGTCGGCCCGCTCTCGCTCGCGTTGATTCGGGCCCAGGTGATGATCTATACCGGCCTGCCGCCCAAGCTCTTGATGGAGGTCACGGCCGATGATCTCGACTTCCGGGCCGCGCGCCTCTACGTCCACGGCCGCTCGAAAGGCGAGGGCGTCGAGGAACGCGAGCTCGCGCTCAGCCCGGAAGCCGTGGAGGCGTTCAAGGCGTTCCATGCGGCGAATGCCTACGGCACGTTTTCCGTGTCCTCGATGGGCCGCTCGGTCAAGGCGGCGTTCCGGCGCATCGGCTATACCCGGCCCGTCAAGCTCTACGATCTGCGCCACAGCTTTCTCACCCAGGTCTATCGCATCACGCACGACACGGCGACGGTCGCCCGCCTCGGCATGCATGCCGAAGGATCGCCGATGGTCGCGCGGTATACGAAGGGCGCGAATCAGGAGGTGGATGCGGCGGCGGTGGCGGCCTTCAGTCAGGGGCTCGCGGAGCGGCGCCGGGGCGTGCTGAAACCGGCGCCCGCGGTACAGACGGCGTACAAAAAGTTACCAACCAAAGTTACCAACATTCGCTAACTGCTAGTAACGAAAAGGAAATGTCACAGGTGGCCCCATTCCTTTCAAGGCCAAAACACGGGTTCGAATCCCGTTGGGGACGCTACCAAAAAAGCGGAGTAAAACCAATGAATATGGGCCTGAAATCGCAAAAACCGCATGAAACGCCAAAACCCATTAAGGCCCGTTGATAACCATAAATACCCCCTATTTGGTACACAAAGTTACCGGCCGGTTACCGGAGAAGGCATTCGGTAAATGGGACGACACAACGCGGCGACAACGGGGATTCGGCGGCGGCGAGGCAATTGGTGGGCGTATGTTAGGGTGCAGGGGCACTTATACAGCAAGACGTTTGACCGCTCGACCTCGCGCGCTGTCATCCAACAGTGGCGCCGACGTCAACGGGAGGTGAACCCTATGGACAAGAAACGACTCCGCGCCATCAATCAATCGATTCGCGAGCTGCACCTGAAGTTCTACGCATCCCAGGGGAAAGAGATCGACGCCTTGCGCGAGGCGCTCGACGCCCTGAAGGAATCGAACAATCTGATCCAGGAACTGTTGAAGCACTCGGACGACCTGGACGCCGAAATCGACGGCGAGTGACTCAGGTCAGGAGCGTCACGGTGAGCAGCAAGAGCCCCGCGGCGATCAGGTTCCACCGGGACGGCACGGGATAGGTCGCGAGCGCAAAGAGGATCGCCGCCGCGACGGTCAGCACGACGTCCAGATTCACCATGTGAGGACTCCTCATATGAGCGCGAATCACAGTCAGCGCCGCGACAGCACGAACACCAGGAATAGCAAGCCGCAGATCAACAGCGCCAGATTCTGGAGCTGATCGACATTCACCGGGTCTCGGGCTGCTTCACTGCCGCCAGGAACATCAAGAGATCGTCGATGTTGATCTCGACCGCGATCCGCGTCGTGGTGGCAGGGGCACAGGGCAGCGGCGCGTTCGGGCGCCACAAGTCCGGCTTGCTGTCGCCGGCCCGATTGAACGCCGGCCGCGCGCTCGAGGACACCGAGCTCGTGATGATGTCCCAGATGCCGTTGTCGTTCCCAGCCAGACTCATCACGGCATCGACCGCGTGATTTTGATATTGATTTTGGCCGGGACTTTTCGCGACGTGCCCCCACAGCGAGGCGGGAAAGGCCACCGAGAGCTGCCGGCAGCATTCCTCCGTGAACGTCCCGCAGCCGGTCTTGCTCGCCAGGTTGTAGTTGCCTGACGCATACACGCCGTTGATGATCTCGAGCGGCGTGCCGCCGGTGACGGGCGGCGGGATGGGCGGCTCCGGCGGCGCGGGGACATCGGTCAGCGTGAAGTCGTCACACTGCAAGTACGCGCGCTCGGCATCGGCATACACCAGCACGCCGCGCGCTTGTAGCGGGATCTTCCCGGTGGCCTCGAGGTTCACCTGCGCGCCGTTTCCCGGCGGGACCGAATCGGGAATGTCGAACACCACACCGGCCCGCCCCGCGGGGTCGACTGAGGGCACGGCCGTCCCACCCCACCCGCTATCGTGGGCGAGTGTGACGTGCGTCCCCTCGAGCAGCGGCACGCCGGCGGGCGTGTTGAACACGTAGAACTGATGCGGCATCTCAGCTTCCTTCCGGCAGTGGCGGCCCCTGCGTCCCGTAGAGTTCCACGAAGGCCTCGTTCGTGACCACCTCCGGCGGGTGCGTCGGAAACGCCACCGAGAACGTAATCCAGTCGCCGTCGTGCAGTTCCCACAGCCCCGTCTCGGTATGGACGTGCGCCCGCCAGTCCGCGAAGATCGGCGTCTGGATGCAGGTGCCGACCGGATGCGCTTCGGTGCAGACACCGACCGGCGGCGGCGTGAGCGCGGCCGACCACTGCTCGGCCATCACCTTCTGCGGTTTCGCGACGTATTGCTTTTGCATGGGGTCAGGCCGGGATATGAATCTGCACGCGGAAGTTGTAGACGCCGGCCGCCCAGGCCGTGCCGCCAATGTCGCGCAGCAGGTTGAGCGTCGACGATGAGGGCTGGATGTCCGCAATGCCGGTCCCGCTCACCGCGCCCCAATAATGGAACGGCGTGCCGACGGAGCGCACCGACGTAAACGGGAGCGTGACGTTGAGAAACACCGGAGCGCCAACCACGGTGTTGCCGTTGGAGTTCATGTTGAGCCAGTACGTCCGCATGCGCCCGTGCAGTTGATAGACGTTCGCCGTGATCCCCGCGGCCGTCACCGTCCAGCTGCCGCCGGTCGTGCCGACAAAATTCGCGGCGTTGAAGCTGATATCCACCCAATCCTGGACGGCAATATCGATCTGATCGTAGAGAATCTGTTTCTCGGCGTTGTTGATGACGGTGCCAAGCGTACCCGAGCCGTCGTCGTCGACCCATTGCGTTCTAAGAATCGCCATTACGTCCTCGTCTGCATGCGCCGCAACCAATCCTCGAACGAGAAACGGATGCCCGAGGCTTCGACCGTATACGTCGGCGGCTGGGTCGGATAGGGCCGGAAGTTATCGATCGTGACCTGCTGAATCTTGAAGGTGCCGCTCACGTTCAAGGGCGAGCCGGCGCCCACGGTCAGGTTGACCAGCACGCTCTTGCCGGCCGCCGTCAGGCGGTCGAAGCAGCGATAGGACAGCGTGGCCCGGTCGAGCGGGCGCACGCTCAGGGTCGCCTGCCCGCGGCTGCGCGCTTCGGTGATCGACAGGCGCCGGTCCTGCACCCACTCTTCACGGATGCCCGTCCCGCCCATGACGGCGGCGAGCTGCGCTTGCCGCGCGGGATCGTCGACCTGCACGACGAGATAGACCTCGTCGCCGGCCGTGAGCGCGCGCGTGATCGACCGCGTCCCGGTGGCCGGGATGCCGGTGAGCATCGGCGCAATCGTCACGGTCGAGTTGTACGCGACGGCCGCGGTCATCGCGCCAATGCCGGTGGCGGGAATCCCCGTGAGCGCGGTCGCCGACTTCGCCGTATAGCGGATCACCTGTTCGCCGTTGCCGATGATCGCCCAGCCGCCCGTCGGGAACACGCTGCCATTGGCGACGATGAGCGAGGGCGAACCCGCCGGCACGGACCCGGCCGGCACCTGGAGCGCGGAGGTATCGCCCGTGGGCGCGTTCACGCCGAGGGAGGCGTCCGGCAGACTGTCATTGAAGGCCGTCGTCGTGTTGTCGCCGAGATGCATCGCGAGCTTCAATTGGGCGCCGTTCGCCGCGGTGCGGTAGATTTTCCGGCCGGTGGTCGGCGACGGCCCCGGCGCGAGATTCGACACGAACACATTTTTGTATTCCGTGCCCGCCGTGTTGGTCGTCGGGGCGGTCGCCCCGAGCGAGGCATCCGGCACTTGGTCGATATATTCACTCGTCGTCATGTCGTTGATGGTCGCGACGAGCTTCAGCGGGAGTTGGGTATTCACGGTCGAGCGGTAGATCCGCCTGGCCGTGAAGCCCGCGGGGGCATTGCCGCTATTCCCGATGAGGACGCGGACCTTCCGCAGGCTTCGCGTCGCGGTGTTCGTCGTCGGAATCGCCGCTCCGAGCGCGGCGTCGGTCGTCAGATCCATGAAGGTGCCCGTGATCTGGCCGTTCCCCATGACCGTGACTGTCGCATTGCCCGTAAACAGGTACGGTCCCATTTGGGACGAACCCGCCGAGACGCTCTTGGCGCGATAGACTTTGATCGCGGTCGTGCCCGCGGGGACCGCAAAGGTGGCACTCCCGTCTTGGTCGCCGATGAACAGCTCGAACTTTTGCGTGGCCGTCGTGAGGGCCGTATAGACGATGAATCCCATCGCCGCCGTCGTTTCCCCGCTCAGGCCGACATACGTCACGGCATAGCCGTAGTAGCGATCTTTCGTGAGCGGTCCGGTCGCCCAGTTATTGACGGTTTTGATCCCGCCGGTCGCCGGAAGCGGGCCGACCGTGTTCGCCCGCCCGCTCAGTGTGGGCAGCGTCTCGCCGCCACCCGCCGATACCCACGTGAACGCCCAGTCATGCAGCCCCGGCTCCGGGCCGGTCGTCGAGGGCTCCGGCGTGAGCCCCGGCACGGTATTGCCGAACTGCGGATCCATCAGTTGGCCCACGGCGATGGATCCGACGGGACTCGGGAGCGATTCGCCGGACGGCGTGACGTCGGTATACGCGTACTGATACGTGCCGGGCGTCAGGCCCGTGCCGAGGTTGGGCGCCAGCGTCAGCACCCCAGCCGGCCCATTGCCGGGGCCGACGAGACTCCCGACGCCGGGCTGATTGACGACGCCGGTATAACTCAGATGCTGCGCCCCGCCCTCCGAGCCCTGGAACGACACTTTCACAAAGACGTCGCTCGAGACCGCGAACATGTCGACGGCGTCGAGCGGGATCATCGTGTCGCCGAGCGCGACGGCGCCGATCAGCCGGGAGCCGCGCCCTTCGACGTAGACGCGCGTCAAGGCCTGACTGCGATCGACGTCGTACCCGAAGCCCGCGAGCGACAGGGTCGGATTCGCGGCGGTGACCGGCGTCGGCGCCTGCGTGGTGTCCTCGAGGAAGAGATGCACGCCCTTGCGGTAGTCGACGTACCAGTAGCCGCCGATGCGCCGCGCGAGCCGCGTCAAGGCGTCCGGCAAATCTTCGTTCGTGAAGGTGATCTCGTCGATGCCCGGCAGGCCCGCGACGACGCCGCCCGCGTGAAAGCCGTTCATCGCGGCGTAGGTCGCGATGAGGTCGGCTGCGATGGCCGACGCGGACGTGTTCGCGTACCGCTTGGTGACTTTGAGAAACCCGAGCTGCCAGGTGTAGTCGACGCACGACACATCGGATCGGACCTGATCCGGCTTCCCGCCGATGAGCTCGTCGACCGTGAGCACATGACCGGCGAAGAGGCGCTCCAGGCTGTTCCGCGAGCCGAGCGTAATGATCACGTCCTGGCCGGTCGTGGGCACGGCGTTGATCGCGCGGAAGGTGCAGCGGTTCGGGACTTCGTCGAGACTGTCGGTGATGGTGAGCGAGCCATAGGCGACCGAGCCCGTGAAAGACGCGCCGCCGATGGTGATGTAGACGTGCGCCGACACGTACCCGCTACGCGTGGCCCCTGAACGCGCCACGTTGCTGAGCGCGTAGGTGTACGCCTTCTGACTGCCCGTGATCGCCATTAGACCGGGAGCCGGTTCCCCCCGCTGCGATACGAGCTCGTGACGGCGTCCCCGACGACGCGCGCGATCTCGTCTTTGTTGCCGAGGACCGAACCGTTGATGTTGATGTTGATGGGCGAGCCCGTGCCGAGATATCCGCCCGCCCCGTACCGCGCGACCTGGTTCTGATTCCAGGTGGGCGCCATGCCCGCGACCGAGCCACCGACCGTCGGCGTCGGACCGACCCCGGCGGCGTGGGTAGCCTGGCCGAAGTCGCGCACGGCCTCGGCCGCGTCCTTGACGGCCGGCGGAATCTCCTCGATCGCTTCGACCCAGTTCACGATGGGCTCTGGCGACCAGGCGTTCTGGGCGAGGACGCCCATCTCGTTGTAGAAGCCGCGGAGCTGCGCCGCTTCCCGCTCGGTCGCCGCTTGCTGCGCGGCTTCGTATTCCATCCGGCCGACGCCGATGTCGTTCCACATGGCGCGCTCGGCCTTCGCCCGCGCCGCCGCGGCGTCCGTCGCGCGGTTGGCCGCCGCGACCGTCTGCTCGACCACCGCATGGACCGCGTCCGCCGTCGCGCGGGTGGCGGCCGCGACCTTCTCTTGCCCCGCCGCCATCTTGTCCGCCGCCTGCCGGTTGATGATCATCGCCTCGTTGAAGTCGGTCACTTCATAGCCGGCGTTCTTCGAGGCGAGGGCAAGGACGTCGGCCTTGGCGCCAGCGCGTTGGGCCGCCTCCGAGACGCCAAACAATTCGTTGACGAAGCGGCCGATGATCGCGTCACTGCCGGTCAGGTCGGCGATGAAGCGGCCGATATTCCAGCCCGTCATCGCCGCGCTGGCGATCCCGACCGCCGTGCCGAGCGTCCCGACTTGCGCCGCCGTCTTACCGGCCATCTCGCCGAGTTCCGTGACGGCGCGAATCTGCGGCCCGATGTTCACGCCGGCCTGGGCGAGCAGCCCATCGACCTTGCGGAGTTCGGTCGCGAACCCGCCCGCCGCCGCCGTGCTGTCCCGGTAGCCTCGGACGTCCATCAGCCGCCCACCGGCCCGATCGACGGCCGTCTCAAACGAGAGGAGCGTCTGCTCCGCGCCTTTGACGCCCTGGTCGAAGTCGGTAAAGTCAGCGACGAATTTCGCGGTGACAGCCATCAGGGTTGCTCGTTCAGCATCTCGAGGAGCACGTCATAGTCCAGTTCATCTAACTCACGGACCCAGTCAACGCGCCAGCCACACCGGAGGGCGAGGGCGAGGTCACTGCGGCGCCGCTCGTGCGTCTTTTTTTTTCCCGCGCGCGCTCGGCGACCATCTGCTTTTCGTGCAGCGCAATCGCGGTATAGATCTCGTCGAAGTCTTCCGAGAACAGATTGCGGACGATGCGCTCGACCACCTCGATGGGTTCGCCCATGATGACGATGCGCTCGCCGGCGTCGTCGGTCAGGGACCAGTCGACGAGGTACGCGGTCACCATCGAGAGCTTGATCTGGCCGGGAATGACTTTGAGCTTGCCCTCGTCGTCCGTCTCGTACTGGCGCGCGTAGCTGTCGCTGCGTTCGCCATGGGTCAGGCGCGTCTTGACGGTGAGCGTGTCCCCGTCGGAGATCGTGAGCGTCGTCGTACTCGGTCGGACGAAACGCGAGGCCATAGATCTCCTATTGCAGCGGCGGTCCCAAGGTCGCCCGCAGTTCCGTGCCGGCGAGGTCAATCGCTTTCACTTCCAACGTGAACCGCGTGGCGCCGCGTGGCGCCGTGAACACGAGCTCCCGATACTTGGCGGCCTGCTGACATTGCCACGCATCGGCGCGGTCGAACGTGGCGGTCAGCGTCCACGCCCGCGGCGTTTTGTAGATGCGCCAGTGCGTGAGGGCTGCGACGCGCCGATGCAACCAGAGCAGCGTGCCGGTCGCGCCGTGCAGCGTGAGCTCGTCGAACACCTACGGATGGACGCCGGCTATCCACGTCGTGCCGTTCCAGGTCGCATCGGAGCCGTTGCCCAATTCGACGTGTTGCCCCACGGTCCAATTGGTTGCGGGGGACGCCACGATGCCGGTCATGTTCGCGAGCGCGAAGGGCGGCGTGGCGCCGGCCGGCGTAAACGATCCCGGTAAGCCGGCGGTCGCGCCCGTGGCGACGACGGTGCCGGGGACGATCCAGGCGCCGGCCGCGCTCCACGTTCCGGTGACCTTGGGCGCCGCCAGAGAACAATCAATCGACGCGCTGAGATACGCCGGCCCCTGCCACTTGAAGCCTGGCTCCTGATTGTTCACCTGAAGACTGAGGGTGCCCGGGGTGCCTGAGTCGGAGGCCTTCCAGAGCGCGAGCTCGGCGCTGTTCCAGAAGCCGCCAATCTCGCCCTTCGCGTCCTTCATGCCGGGGATGTAGACCTTATTCGTATCGCCGAAGCAGGTCACGTCCTCCATCTCGATGGACATGTCGAGGGTCCACGTGTTGAGGGACACGATCTCGACGAGGGTCGAGCCGCCTGCCGCGTCCCAACTCACCTTGCCGTACCGTCCGGTCTTGATCGCCATCTATGCAACCTCCTCATCGGCCGAGCCTGTGACGCGCGTGGCGCCGTGTTGGTACAGCCGGAAAATCACGTCGTTGATCGCTTGGCGCCGGTACGCTTCCGCGATAGGAAAGAACGTTGGCGTCGAATGCATCCGGCCCCGATTCGCCCCGGCTTTGTTTGCGCGGACGGTTGTGCCGTGCTCGTAGATGTAGCCGTGCGGCGCCGTCTGGACGAGCTCGGCGCCGCTCAGGACCTGCCCGCGCGCCGGCTTCAGCACGAGGCCGCGGCGGAGCGTGCCCGTCTTGCTCGGATAGGCGGCGGCGATGTCGGCCTTCGCATCGGTCGCGCTGTCGACCATGATGGTGTTCGCCTCGTCGACCAGATCGGCGGTCAGGGTCTGGAGCTCCTGCATGAAGCTGTCGAGGCCCGACCAGGTGACGCTAACTTTGGTCGCCATCGAACACCTCCCGGCAGGTCAGCGTGAGCTCCACGTCGCGCTCGTCGTGATTGACGGCCCCGTCGATGTGAAAAATGCGTCCCTTGAAATGCACGCGCGCGTTCGGCGTCGTGAGGCCAGGATGGAAGCGGCCGACGAGCGTCACCGTCCCGGTGCCTTCACTCAGCACCGAGCAGTACCAAGTCGCTGGATCTAAAGGGAGATAG